ATTATTTCTTGACCAATAGTATTTCCTGTTTCATCTGCAAATATTTCATAATTAACTCCTCTTACTCCACCTTGATCTAGAGAGTAATTTCTTAAAAATAATTGAGCTTCAGTTTCAGCTTTAACTATTTGATCTGTATCATTAGGATCTATATTTTGGAAAAAACTTTTAACAATACCATTAACTCTTTTTTGTTCTACAGAAAGCATTAAGCCTTCATCTGATTTTCTTTTATCACTATCATTTAATTTAAAATTACTACCAATTATTAATGCATTAAATTTTTCACCATTAGTTCCTAAAAATTTAGTTACTTCTGTTGCATAATATTGATCTAATGAATCAATAAATTCTTGTGGAGATTGTGTAGTTGTAGATAAATTTTGTATAAAATTGTCTATATCTGATAAACTAGTTTGTAGATTATTTTCATAAGATTCAGTTAATTCTTTATATTCAATAATGTTTGCTTGTTTTCTAAGTGTTTCAAATGCACTTATATTTTTTTGATTGTAATACGATTCAGCATTAATACTTAATCTTTCTGGTACTCCTGTTAATACACCATTAATATATCCATCTGCTTCTTCTTGGAACTTTTCTAAATCAGGTTTTTCACCTGACTTTAATATTCCATCAAGTTTGTTGTTTAAATATTTTGTAGTTTCTGTTTCAAAATTATTTTGCCATTTTGCATCTAATACTTTTACTTGGTTTTCAGCTAGTGTATTTATTGTATCTGAAACCGCACCAAACATTTGACTAACATTAGGTGAGTATACATCAACAACTCCCATTCTTGCTGCTGTACTAGAAGGTGTTACCATTGATTGCCTTCTTGTTCTTTTAATCTCTCTAACCATTTACTGGGTAATTCCTTCCTGGTGGTCCAGAAGCACCTGTTCCTTTTTTTACACCACTAGTAGGTTGTTTATAATAGTTATAGTAATTCCATCCATTAACTATGCTTGTTCCTGCATTTATAATAGAACCCATGTTAGAATAATAAGCCTGTTGTTTAGTATTAAAGATAGCTCTATCGTAGTTATTATTTATTTTAGCTGCATTTAATCTTATAGAAGATAAATCTTTATTAGTTATATCAACAATATCTTGTTGTATTGCATCAAAACTTCCACTTTCACCTACACCTGATGCTCCTCTTACTGCTCTATTATTACTAAGAACAATATTCATATCTCTTGTTCTATTGTTTTCTGCTTGTAATCCTTCTAAGTATGATACTTTCTTTTCTTGCTCGTATCTTCTAGCCATTTCTTTAGTTTGAAGATTTGTTTGCTGTATCTGTACTGCTGAACCAGCAGCAGATATACCTGCACTAATAAGAAATAATGTTGCTGGATCTGCTCCCATTTTAAAATACTACCTCTAATGCTACACCTAATACCTTTAAAGGCAAGGGTGCTGTTTGTGTTATTTTTAATGTAGGTTCTCTATCATAGCCTAAAAAGAAAAACTCTTTCTTTCCTGTTACTTTAGCTACTGGAGCTGCTACATCAAAGTTTACATCTCTTATAACTAAACTTTTAGCAGTACTATCTGCTGCTTGTAAAGCTACATTTAATGAATCTGATAAATCTATAACTGCTCTAGATATTCTTTTTATCTGTCCTGTCAATGGACCATTAGCTACTTCTTTATCTATTGGCATAGTTTCAAGACTAGGTTCATAGTTAAATCCTACTACTACCCCAGCATTATGAGCTACATCAAAGGTTATTGTATCACTTGCTGATGTAACAAATGATCCTAATGAAAATGTACCATCAACAGCATTAACAGTTTCTTGCGTTAAATGAGCAGGACTATTATGAACACGCCCTGAAGTAATAGTAATTACAGCATTGTCACCAGGTGAAGAAGCTAATGCCTGGTCTAAAACAACAGTATGACCACTAGCTGTAGGTGTTACAGTTTGTATTTCATAACTACCAGTAATTCCAGCTATAGTAATAACATCACCTGTATTCGGTGCAGTTGTATATCCATCTACATTTACACTAGTACCTGTTTGACTAGCACCATTTATTAATGGACTGCCTTGTTGATTAACTGTAGTTGTTCCTGAACAATCTAGTGTTAGATCATCTTGTTCTGCAAACTTTTCTAAAGTATATACAGTTCCACCTTCAAGTTGTCTTTTAACAACACAGAATAAATTTTCATTAATAGCTGTAATACTAGTAAACTCATCATTAGTCTTTGTACTCCATTGTGTCCAACCAGCTATTTTTTCTGCACGTACACTATGAAACAATCCAAGTGTTCCATCATTGTTTGTAAAAAAAGCAAACTGTTCTGGTCTAGTTGTTGTACCAGTTATCATAGCCATATCTACTGGAGCTTTCACTAAGTGTGACGCTAAGATAGATATAGATGTAGATGCATACGCATTTTCAACATCACTAAATAAATATTCACGAATAGCTTTACCATTCTTTTGTGCATACAATGTAGCACCATCAAATATAATAGGCTTAGCTCTACTACAACCATAAGGTGTTTGTCTAAGAAATGTTATATTAGCAGGTGTAACAGCAGAAGTATCTGTAGATGTAGGTACAAAATATTCACCACCATCTGTAAGAACTTGTAGGTTTCTTGAAGATACTAAATGTCTAATTTCGTTTACCCTATCACCAGATACAAATACATTAATAGCTTGATCTGCTAATCCTGTGCCTACTGCAAAGTTTAAATATTCACCTACTCTTGAACCTACTACAGCAGCAGGAGCATCTCTTACTCCAGCAAAGTATAATCTATTATCATGAAAGGTGACTGCTTGTGGAAATCCTCTTTCTGCTGATATTAATTGTTCTTCAAAATCTGCATGAGGTCCAGTAGAAACTACATCTTCTATAACAGTAACAGTTGCTTCAGTTGCGTTTGTTCTAGCAGTAATAAAAACTTGTTTACCATTTATCTTTAAATAAGTATTTACATGGTTAGTTGTAAAAAAATCTGCACTTGCTGTTGCTGTTCTACCTGTACCAGTAGCATGTGAAGATAATGTAATTGTTAAACCAGCAGCAGCGTATTTATAAAAAGGTTGTGTACTTTTATTTACACCACCTACAGATACACTTGTATCTTCTTCAAATGCAAAAGCTGATACTGTAAATGAAGTAGCACTTGTTCTTTTTATTTCTCTAATAGCGTTATTTCTATGTGTCAGAAATACAGTATCTCCAAACTGTGCAAAGTTTAATTCAAATAGTTGTGCTGTTGTCCAATTACAATTACTAGTTATATTTGTTTGTATAGCTGCACCATCAGATCCATAAACATCTAATCTATTATTAGATAAAACAAATACTGCTAGTTCATCATTAGAAAATATAAATGGAATAACTCTTGATTCCCCTGGTAATGTAGCTTTATATGTAGTTCCAGGTCTACGCATAATACCACCTTCATCTAGCAAGTACCAATTACGTAATGTCTTAGCTCCACTAAAGTAAGCATTAGCATCTGTTCTTGTAACGAGTAATGGATTAAGTTCTCCACTTGCAAAGTTAGTGTAGACTGTTCTTAAGGTACTAGCCATTAGTACCCCCTAGTAGTTAATCTGTTTGTTATAAATCTCTTTGTACTTAGTTTTTGTGTAGTGACTTCTTGACTGTCTGTATTCTTAGCAATAAGTATTTGTCTTTCTGCTTCATCACCAAACTGTTTAATCATACCTGCATCTCTAGCTACTGAACCAGCAAATCTAGATGCAAGTTTTAATTCTAATGCGTCTTTAAAATATGCAGGAAACTCTGATTCATCTTGTCTAAAAATATAATCAGCTATCAATGCTGACTGTGAATCATATCCATTTACAAATATTTTATCTCCGTATCTATTATATTGTATAGGTACATCAGCTACAGTAATTGTATTAAGTTGTAATAAATCTGGTGAGGTAGGTAGTTGATAAGCATATTCATATCTACCTGTAGGTGCAGCAGTTAATAAAGATAGTTGTTGTTGTTCTGTTGCAAATCTCCATCTGTGTCTACATAACATAGATTGTGTGAGATTCTCATAAAGATTAGAAGCTACTAATGCTTCTGTTGAACCATCATCAAAAGATGATATGGGTTGAGCACCAATCATGGTTAATGCTCTTGCACAAATGTCTACTTTAGTATCTGCCATATTTGTAGGGGGGAATAAATCCCCCCAATATCATTATGCTAATAATGCGACTGTTACTGTAGAGGCTGTTGCTGCTGATACAATTACAATATCTACAACACCATTTGATCCACCACTGTTTACAATGATTACATCACCAGCGTTCAGGTCACCTGTCGCTGCTAAAAAGTAATCTGCATCATCAATAGTTCCTATAGCATCTCCATCAGAGTAGTACCATAAGGAATTACTATCTCCCATTTGAGAGATCTTCTTAATTGGATTTGAAGTTGCGTATGCCATTATTTACTCCTACTCTGCACATTTCTGTATTCTTACACCATCACCATCAATTAGGACTGCTCCCATTGACATGTATGAAGTTGTAAGGTGTGCTACTTTCTCAGGAATATAGTTTACTTCAGTTCTTACGTCTGAACCAACACCCATACCTAGAGATGATTTATGGAAAGCCATTGTGTGTCTATCTGTTGAACCAGATGTTGGTAGACCACTAAAACCCATCCACATGAAAGACAACCATCTTTTAGCTGTCATTCCACCTTTGTAAGGTAGATCTGCTTCACCGATATATTCAGCTCTTGAGAACTGATCTATATCTAATAGGTCTGACCACTGTTTTGGACCGACTACCCAATATCTTTGTCCATCATCTGGAACATCATTGTTTCCAAAGATTTCAAAAACGTTTTGAGCTTTGTCTAAGTTCATACCAGTAGTAGAACCAGCAGAGTTATTTGCTAGTGCTGTTGCACTTGCATCAAAAGTATCAGTGATGATTTCATCAGTCTTACGACCAAGAGCATATGCAGCGTTTTGTGCTACAACGTTTCTCTCATCAATGTTTATTTTGAGTTCGTCTAGTTTGTCTACGTAATCAGCGGCATAAAAGTCTGATAATGTTGCAGTTACATTTGAGTGTACTGAGTTCATAGCGACAACCTCAGCGTGTCTTGCTTTAGTTGAAGCAGAACCTTTCGCTACTTTTTGGAACTGAACAGTATTACCTTTTACACCATTAACATTACGTACCATAGGCTTCAATTTTGAACCCATGCGTTGATAAGCCATGTGAACTTCAGCTTCAAACTGTTTCACAAATGCTTGATCTATCGTTGCTGTCATTGTGTTTTCCTTTTCATTTGTTTGTTTATTTCCAAGTTGTCGTCATAAACTTTCACTAAGTTATCCATTACTGGGCAAAGTCCAGTTTAAATCGGCTTGTTAATTCAGATATATTATATTTTTGTCAGCTTTACAAGACAAGATGCAGGAAAAACATTGACATCAGCAAAGGTATATGAACCATCATCTTCCCTTATATAACTAGCAAATGTCTTAATGTACTTCTTATTTCTTGAATAGATGTATGCTTCTGTAGTAATTAATGCTGGAGATAGCTTTTCCATATCTCTATCAGAGAGCCAGGCACTATCTCCAGTAGGATCTTCCCATATTATTTTATATTTCTTATATGGAAACTTAACCATATTTCTTCTGATATAGGTCTGTTACTTTCCTAATGTATGATTGATCTTTTGATCCTTCTTTCCAATAGCGAGGATCTTGCATCATAGACTGTAGATCTCTTTCATCTAGTTCTACATCTACTACAGTATTATTATTCGGTAATGGTTTATTCTTAGATAAACCCATTATTTCTTCTAAAGCTTTAACGCCTTCAGCAGTAGCAGCCATATTGGCAATAGCATTATAGGAATCAGTAGATAAATACTTCTTGCTCCAAAGATCAGCAGCTTCAATACGTTCTTTTGCATTATCACCCAACTTCCCCATTTCTTCTTGAAGATTCGGCAGACCTGCAATCTCATTATTAACAAAAGCCGCCACTCCCTGGTTGAATACTTCCTGTGATAACCCATTATCTCTACAAATTTGTTCCCAAGATTTGACAAGTTCTTGTTCTGGATCAACTGTAACTTCAACATCTTCTGGTATCTCTGGTAGCTTTACTTCATATGATTCAGGAACGCTAGACTTTCTTTCTGCTTCCATATCTTCACGTACTTGTTTCGTAAGATCTTCAGTTCGCATCCCAAACTTTTGTTCCAATGCTTTGTATGATGCACCCAATTCTTCAACTTTAATTTCATTTCTATCTGTATCCCAAAACTTTTCTGGAATATACTCAGGTATCTGCACTTCACTAGTGCTTTCTTGAGATACCTCTTGTGTTGTTTCTTGTGTTTCTTGTACTTGTTCTTCTGACATTAGACCTCCTTATCAGATTCAATTCTTCTCTTGACGATAAAATATAAATATCTCATACCCTCAAGATGTCTTAAATGCTCGTTGCTTACATCTTTACCAGCAACAGCATCTACTGTTATAGACCTTAAATAGTCTAAAACCTTTTTACCAATTTCACTATTAAATAGTGTAGCCATATCCGTATTAAGTTCACGTTCTTTTTGTTCTGTACGATAAAATCCATCAATAGATAGATGGCTTCCTTTAGGTTTGCTCTGGAGCTGCTCCCAACTCATTCATTCCTCCTTGTTGTTGTTGCATTACTTGTTGCATCTGTTGCATTACTTGTTGCTGTTCAGCTGCATCTCTAATAATTTTTTCTGGAAGATTCATCTTTTCTGCTAAATATCTAGCTACTTCTTCTTGCTTTACAATAAGATTTAATACCTGTGGTCCAAATGTTTGACCTAATGTTGCATTAAATCTATTAACATCTGCAATATCTTGTTCGTTCTGCGCTCTTGATAATGGAGATTCTGGTATAATTTTTATCTCTTTATTGTTTAATGAAGGTAATTCTATTCTACCTTGCTTCTTTAAAATGTAGATAACACGTCTAATTAATGGCATGATAAACTCTGACTGTAGTCTGCCAAAAGAAGATCCAATCTGTCTTGATAGATCTGCCATTCTTTCTGCTACTTCTGTAGCTGACATAGGTGTACCTTTAGTTGGACCTAATGTTTCCATATACAATGCTTTTCTAATATTACTTCTCATATCGTCTAATACTAATTGAGCAACATCAAATCTTCCTGCACCATTGATAGGTTGTAATCCTCTAGATCCTGGAGCTACTGGGATAATTGTGCCAGGCACTAACTGAATATTGTCTGGATTAATTACTCCATCATCTTCTATTTGATAAATACCAGATATGTTCATCTGTGCATTTTCTAAAATTAATTCAATAGTTAAGTTAGTAGTTTTGATTGCTGACATAGCATTAAATACTGGACCACGACCATATACTTCACCACTAGCTTTGTTCCATCTAAATGTAATAAAGGGATTAGAACCTTGTCCTTCAAACTGATCTTCAAATATTATTTGTTCATGATCTTTTACACAAACAACATAATCATAAACTTCTTTGTTTGGATCTTTATAATTTCTCATTGTACCTTCTATGACAGTACATTTAGCATCTGGTTCATTATTTACTTTATCTTCTAATGATTCTAAGTTGGCATCAGGATATAATATTTTAATATCTCCTAATCTTATTTGACGCTTTCTATATACACAGTCTACCTTATTATCTGCTCCTGCATTTAAGTATACGTGTGGTAATGGAATAGAATTAAAGACTATAGGATTAGTTGATGGACCTTCATTAACTAACATCACACCAGTACCAATAGCTAAATCCATAAATGATTCATGCACTTCTTGATTAAAATTAGATGCATGTAGTACCTCAAATATATAATCTGTAATAGAATCTAATTGTTCATCTACTTGTGGAGCTAACTGTTTTGGTATTTCCATACCTGCTTTTAAATTTATCCATCTACCAAATGTAGGAGTAATACCTGCTTGTAATCTAGAAGCAAACTCTTGTATTCCTACTACAGCTGTTTCATCAAAAATTCTATCTGTTCTTTTTTGTCCAGGTGCTTCATCATAAAATGCTTCTCTGCCTGGCATAGTATATTCATAAGCTTCTTCAAACTTTGGAATCCAATTTGTTTTTAATTGTTCTGCGTGACTAAACTTTTTAAGAAATGTTTTGGGATTCATAACTCCAGTATTAGGAGCAGATCTATAATTATAACTGTACATTAATTCATTGTTCCACCAAACCCTCTGCCTTTAACAGTAAGGAATGGTCTTGTTTTATCTGATGATCCACCAGCTTTAGATAGAGCTAATCTTTTTTCTAATCTCATTTTTCTATCATTATCTGCTATATCATTTGTTGTATTCATTTCTTTTGCTTTTGTTGGTTGATTAGTACCAGCATCTTTCCCATCTCCATAAGAAAAGAATCCTGCTTTTGATACACCTTTCATAACTAAACCTATAGGACTTAAATTTCCAGTAATAGCTGCACTAACTAAAGAAGGTATTACTCCTTCTGTCTTAACCATAGTTGGTTTATCATCTATGTATTTAATACTATTATAACCCATTAATCCTCTAGCCATATCTCCACCTAACTGTTTAAGTGTTGGAGCTGTTGCAGTAAGCTGTGGTGTTGTCTTTGAAAGTATAGTTCTGCCTTGTTCATCTTTCATTCCTGTTCCAACAAAACTAACTCTTTCTACTCCATCAGCACCTACAAATTTTTTAGCACCTAATACATCTCCTGCTTCCATAACTTGTAAATTTTTTGCATATTTTTCTACATCAGCTGGTCTACGATATTTAGAACCTATCTCTCCAATGTTTTGACTTATAGCTTTAAATGATTTACCTGTTGTTCTTTTAATTGTTTCTGCTTCTTTTTGAGTAGCACCTGCTAATCCAGTTGTTCCAGACATAGCTAATGATTGACCTGGACCTATAGCTTGACTTCTACTACTACTTTTAGATGTAGATGTGCTAGATCCCATTATACTTCTTTACCTTCTTGATAAAAACCTCTACCACCAGCTCTAGCAAATAAAGATCTACTTCCTATTTTACCAGCAGCAAATCTTTTCTTTCTATTTTCTTCAGCCTTAGCTAATTCTTCTTTTTCTTTTTCAGCAGCAATACGTTCTTCTTCCATTTGTTTTTCAAATGCTACTTCACTAGCTGGTTTTACATATTTTTTTGGTTTTAAAAATCCCATTGTTCGCAACCTTGTTTCTTTAAATATTTATATAACTGATAAGGGGTAATAATCAACTTATTTATTCCTAATATTCTCATTACTATAGTAACACAAGAGTGTTCTCTAAGCCATGCTGCTTGGAATAATCTAAACTTCTGCCTGAATAATTTAGCTTTTATGAACTTACCATTGTGATCTTTAACGTAATCAAAGACTTTAGCTACATCTTCACCATCTATAATATTAATATCTAATCTTTTATGAATATGCTCTATAGCTATCCATTTCTTTTGCTTAGGATCAAATCCTAACATACCACAATGAGCCATATTGTTTCTTCTAAACATATGATACCACTCCTCTTTAGGTGGATCATAAAAATATATTAACCATTCCTTCGGAAAATATCCCACTTCTTCCTCCTGTTCATTGAACTACGATCAAATATATTCCAGTTCTTATAAGCATTAGATACTTGTGGTTTTGCTGGACCTACTGTTAATGATCTGCCTTCTCCTGCACCTAGCATTAAATATTGTAATGCATCATGTACGTGTGAAAATTTATTCTTATTAGGTTTATCTTCATATCTTTCTCCAGACGTTTGTATTCTTCTGTAATGATATCCCCCTAAAAATCCTTTACGTAGTGACTTACAAGTTTTATTTAATAAAAATCCTGCCTTACCATCTACCATTCTATTCAATGCAGCTTCTACAGATTCTATTCTAAGACCTACATCATTAGATGGTGCTGGAAATGCCTGGATGCCTTGTTGTCTAAGTATCTGAAAGGGAGTTGTTTCATCTGTCTGCGCTCTAAAATCTCCAGCTGGATCTCCAAATATTTTTAAATCTTTATCTGCACAGTGTTTAATTATCTCATGCTTGAGTAATTCACCAAACTTAACTGTACCAATATCAAAACAAACTAGTTCATGAAGTATTAACCATCTACCATCAGGTAGCTTCTGACCAAATACAGCAGAAGGTGTAAGACCAAAGTCTAATCCAATGTAAACTGTAGTAGGTGCAAAATCTATTTCATCATCTGCTATGTGTACATCTTCTCTAAATGAACCATAAACAAGTTTACCATCTTCAATAGTTCCTAATCTATTTAAAACGTAAACATCAATCCAAGACTTACTTTTTCCTCTAATGATATTTGAATAGTAATCAGGTGTAACATTTTGGATATTTTCTGCTGAACTATTAAGCTCGTAACTTTTAATTTTATCATCTTCTTTTTTTTCTATCATGCCTGGGGGTTGTACAAAGAACTGCCAGTTATCTGGTTTAACTAACATTAATGATTCTTCTTGATTCATATGATCTGGTACAGGCACTTCACCAGACATAATGGACCACCAATGATCTTCATCAGGTGCATTAGTATCTGCTATAACACCATACCATGAAGGTCCACCATCTTTCATAGAAGGGAATCTACCTACACGCATAGTACATGCATCTACAATAGACTTGGGAATCTCTCTTGCTTCATTAATCCATACACCAGTTAATTCTAAAGACAATAACTTCTTGACATCTTCTGGTCTATCTAGTGCTAAAAAGATAACTTCTAGCTCTACATCACCTACATGAATGTTATGGGTAAAAGGAACTGAATACAAAAAGTTTCCAAAAGAGTTTTCTGGAAACCAATCTAACCACGTTTTAATAGTTGTTGTTTTTAATTGGGGGTTTGTATTTCTAATGACTGCCCATCTAGATTTGCGTTTACCATCTGGACTAGCCTTTTGTTTTAATGCACGTCTAAATATTTCAATACAACAAGATACAGACTTCCCTGATCCTACTGGACCACGTACACCTCTAAAGAAGGAATCATCCTTCATAAAGGTTTTTATTATTTCACCTGGAGCTTTGTAGTTGAGTTCTGTCAAGCAATACCATTATCTACAGATTGTTTAATTAATTTGTAGATAGTTTCTGGTAGTAGAGATTCTATAAATTTATCTGCTTCATGATCCGAGAATCGTAAATCTCTGGGATAATGTTTGAAATGTTCTTTCTTCACTATCTTACGAAGTCTTTGACGATCCTCGTAAGATAGCTCCTCTGCATACCTCATGTTTAATTAAATAAAATACCTGCAATTATTAATACAACCACAGCACATCCAATAATCTTAGCTCTCTTACTAAGACTATTCCATTTTGTTTTTACCCAATTCATTACTTGCCATAACCTTTTTTCATGGTCATCTTTTTACCTGACTTCTTTGCTTCTTTCTTAGCAGCAGCCATTCCAGCTTTCGTGTATGGGTATTTTTTTTTACCTATGTTTGGCACTATGAAACCCTCCTAAATGGTTTTGTTTTAGCAGCAATAGACTTAGGTTGTTTGACAAATTGTTTCCCACTCTTGCTGCCTTTTCTCTTAGCTCTAGTTGTAGCCGCATATTCACTAGCAGTCAATGACTTGATAGCAGCTTCTGGTAAGTAGCGTTCACCAGTTTTAGAGGATGGTTTTCCAGATTTGGTTCTCCATTTCTGTTTAGTCCATGCCTTTAAACTTCTTTGTGGCTTCTTCATCTATAGCCACCACCCTTAGCTTTATATTGTTTGGCTAACATCTGAGCTTTCCTTGCTGACCATTGTCCAGGTCTGCCACCCTTTCCTCCTGCTTTAATACGATTAAATAAACTCTTTCTCATAGTAGGCTTGGTATAGTTTCCTGCTGCGTTTACTGCCATGTTACCACTTACTCTTGTTTGCCCAGAACGCTGCTGACATCTTGCCTCTAGCTATATTCTTGGCGTGTCTAGCCTTAAATGATTTTCTTTTCATCTTCATTCTTTGAGATTCCCCTGATTTAGGCTTACCAGCTGTACTAGCTCCCTGCTCCCCATATCTAATAGTCTTGACCTTAGATCCTTCTTTAGCGACTACGACATGAGATTTTTTAGGATGTCCAGGAGTTCTTTTAGGTTTGTTGTAACCAGATACTCCTATACGTTTCAATAAGCTCTGACTCATAGGCGTACTTTACTTAAAAAAAATATATTTTCAATACTCCTTGTAATGAGTACCACACAGAAAGAAGTAGTTACCATTCTCGGTACGTATATGGAATGTACCCCAGTTCCCACAGTGACACTGTTCGTACTTTGTTCTTTCTTCTACTGTCCAGCTTAATATTTGTAACTGATTGTAAAGTTTACTATTTTGACTACTAATGTGAGTACAGGTGGTTTTATCTTGCTGTCGCCCTATATTTCTAACCCCCCACCTTGCTCTAGTCTAGGTCGATAGTTATAGACAAATTACCAGTATGAGAATGTTGGACCTTATCAGGAGCTTTGAACCCTGATCTATCTAGGATATCCTTACTGGCTTCTAGCTTTACGTAATCACTCTTGGCTTCAGTGGAAAGCCTAACCAAAGTCTTGACTGCTGGAACTGAACCAAGCAATCCTATCTCTGCAACTTGTTGTCGGTAGTACTCTTGGACCTTGGGGATTCGTAACGTCCTTGACGCTATTACTCTACCACTCTCTGTCTTTGAATAACCTGCCTTTTTCGCAGCTTCGGTTATGGTGCAACCAGACGTTACGAGAGTATCGACCAATAACCTTTGTTTATTTGTTAGACCATCTTTTCCTTTTACTTGACTGCCCATAACGATAGATACCTTGCTATATATATTGATGTCAAGTCTAAAAATGTAAAGAGATGTAACGAGGATGAATGCTCCATTCTAGAACGATCATTCTACCATACTAGTACAAGCCTACGTGGGCTGAGCATAGCTCTGACTCGCCCACTTCGCACAAGTGTAACTCGCTTCGCTCCTAAGCTTGACTACTGTATGGATAGATTCTCTTATCTAGAAAGGAGATATATTATGAAAAATCTAGATGATAATTATATTGATAGTTTAGCACTATTACAACAAATGAAGCTCAAAGCTGAGCATGTAAAGCAGGAAGTTGCTGAACATGGAGGAGATGGTCCAGATTGGATGTATGTTGATGGATACTTCCAAGCAGTAGAGGATATTGCTAAAGCAATTAAATTAATGGAGGAGGTATAGTATGCTTATATCATTAGAAGAAGTAATGTTAAACGCTATTGAAAGAGCTAGATATCTTAGATCAGTAGGTAAATATGAAGAAGCACAAATGGAATTAGATAGAGTTCCAGAGGATATGTCTATCTATGAAATTACTGAAGATATGGAGGTTGTATATGAGTAATTATGTTCCACCAATTGAAACTAATGAAAGTCAAATAGATGCTATAAATTCTATGACAGGAATAGATTGGTACAATATGTATAGTTCACAAATAGATGATACATCAGAAATAGATGTCAAGTATATGAATATCTATCTATGGCAGATCTGCAACAGTACATTCAAATCAATGAATGTATTCAGAGGATACTATGAAACTAGTAAAATGAAATTACAAGATAGTATTGTCAATGAAAGAGTTGCAACATCTGGTCAAGAAATAGCACAAACTAACTTTGATACATTGGTATCTCAAGCTAAAACATATGATGCTCTATATCGTAAGTTTGAAGCTATGCACACAGGTGCAAAGAAATTATATATGGAGTTATACAAAGAGGATTTTACTAAACGTAAATTACCACAAAAGTCAAATGGTACTAATCGTACTATAAAAGATTTAACTCCAAAGGAATTAGCAGACATTCAAAGAATAACAGAATCAATGCTGAAGTAAAAGTTTCACTTAGGATAGTGGGGATATTCTCCCCATTATCTACTATTTTTTTTATATCAACAAGGAAAGACATGGAGGTCCGAATGGAATTAGCCTTTTGTTTCTTATTATACGTAATGTGGAAGGAGTGTAATCATGACCATAGGAAAAATATTAAGCGTATTAGGTCTATCAATGATGACAATGTTCAAGGATATATTCAAAGCTCTGACAAGTTTTGATTTCCAATCTAACGCAGACTACATAGGAACATTTGTTATCGTGTATCTATCACTTGGTGGTGGGTTTGTATTTATGATGTTGTTACTAGGTATCAATCCAACTCTAGTACTATCTGTAATAGCAGCACCAGTATGGATATACATTGTGTTTACTGCCAATCGTGTAACTAAATACATTGTAACTAAAAAGAAATCAAGAAAGTAAATAACGTCTGGGTAAGGACAGCAAGGCTTTATGCCTTGCGTTAGGATATGTAGGTCCGAATCCGACATTTTGAATTATTCAAAAGGAGGAGTAATGAAACTATTAGAAGTAGCGAAGTTAGAAGCTATGCTAAATGATCTCATTGAATGCCAAGAAGAAGCAGGTGTCATTATGACTGACGCTAAGTATATACATGAGGCATCTATACGTTTAGATATTAGAATCAAAGACATAGGAGATCGTCTTAATAAATTAATACAAAAAGATTTGGAGGACTAATGAAACAAGAAGTACAATGCTACAGATGTAGTGGACTAGGTGTGATACCATGGGGTGATGCCCCTGATGAATGTGATCCATGTGAAGAATGTGAAGGACATGGTGCGTGGATAGAGGAGGTAAAGAATGAGCGAATCTCTAAAAGTAATGAAGCTTAGATGGATTGAGTCAGTACAAAAGACTTATGATGCTTTTGATAAAGCTGGTTTGTATTCAGCTATGGATGTAAAACATCTTGATGTTAAACATAAATTTGATGAGGTTGTATTAGTACATAACGAAATGATTAAACAAATTTGTGATGTTGTAGATGAACTCGAAGCAGGACAAATACAATCATTACAAACATTACAATACATAACTAACATAACAAATAGGATGAAGGAGGAATAGTATGGGTAGATATTATGAAGGTGATATAGAAGGTAAGTTCTGGTTTGGTATACAATCCAGTGATGATGCAGACTTCTTTGGATCAGTAGGATTTCAACCAGATCATCTTGAGTATTACTTTGATGAAGCACATAAAGAAAAAATAGAACATGGACTTGCTCAATGTTTAGATCATCTTGGATCTAAGAAAGAATTGTTAGATGATTTCTTCAAGACACATGATGGTTATACACAAGAAGAAGTATGTAAAGTATTAGATATTCCTATACCAAGATCAGGTATATCATTAGAAGCACATAAGAAAAGTAAATACCACTATTATCTGATGTGGTATGCACGATATGAACTAGGTAAGAAGATACTAGATCGTGTTAAGTCAGATAAGTTCTGTTCATTTAGAGCAGAGTTATAAGGAGGAACAATATGTTACCACAAGAACTAACGTTTCAGGTACGTGAAGAACCTGTATACAACCAGCATGGCTCAAGGCTAGATGGCTACAAGCAGTTGGTTAAAGATGAGAACAACGAACTGATTGCAGTTCACAAGAATACATACCGAGTTATATCACATGACACAGCATATGATAAAGCTACTGACTTTCTTAATGAACACTTTGATACCAATGGTATGACTGAGAAACACAAGTGGTCTAATCAGGGAGCTGTTATGGCTACCAGATTTACTCTACCTGAGTATCAGATACCATTCAAAGATAC